TCAAACCCGAGATCAATAGTAACGTCAATAGTATCACCATCGACAACACGATTAATTTCTATAACTCGGAAGTTGTAACAACTCTTCCGACTTGGTGGGGTCATTGCTCCCATGATTTGTCTCCTGTGCGTTTGCTGCAATACTAATCACAAAAGCACCAACCGCAATGACTGCAGCAGCACCCCATACCCAACGTTCTAGTTGTCTGACCCTGTTCTTAAGATCATCATTTTGTTTTTCAATGCGACTTGAAAAGGAATCTAATTCACTCATTTGAGGAACTTCTTTCATACGTTCCTCTAAAGAAATAACTCTTTCTCTAAAACTTTCTACTCTACTTTCCAGAACAGCAAGTTTAGAATCTTGTTCAGCATCCTTATTCGTCAGGTCGCTCATCGTTCATTTCATCAGAAGCCATACGAAGTATATATGCAACATAATATAAAACTCCTCCCAAAAGAATGGCAAGAGATATAATTACACTCCAAGTAGGATCATTAAAATCATTCAGTGGTCTTAAAAACAATTCCATTAACAGTCATTAAATACACTACCAACTTCAGATCCAACTTCAGATCCAACTTTTTGCCCTAAAATAAGAGCCCATCCAGAAGCTAACCATCCAATATAAGGAATATTAGCAACCGCAGGAATGATGGCACCAGCAGCAATACTAGTTCCTGCCATCGCACCTTGACTCCGTGCTCCAGCGTCCGCCACGATGCACTCTATGTCTTTTGCAGACTTTCCCTCAGCATTTATTTCACCTCCACCTTGCATATTGCGATACCCTTCGGCAGTATATTCATCACGACGATATTCATTTCTCTGCTCACTTCCACCACCAAAGAGACCTCTTCTATTCTTATCCAAATTCATTGACCTTTCAGAGGTCAAAACCTTTGGGTCATTTGCACGATACTCAATTTTATATCCATCTTTTCCAACTTGTACATTATAAGAAGAATATTTCCCGTCAGGAAGATTAATAATTGGATATTTAATTGTATTGCTAGCATTAATTAAATGACCTAGAACACCAATATGAGCAACACCAATAACTCCACCAATTACCAATGCTATAATTTTAAAAGAAGACTTACTCGGTATATGCTCTGTAACTTGCTCGGTAGGTTTTCTCATTAGTATTTCTTGGGTTCTACTGCAGATACAACTTCAGGTTCTTTTTTCGCAATTACCTTTGCTTGAGCACCACCATTCTTAGCAGGACTTAAACCAAATGCAGCAAGTGATCCTGAAAAGACTGATGCAATAAACGTAGGATCAAAATCTAAAATCTTTTGACCATTAGGAAGTCTAACGTAACTAAAGGTGAGTAAAGAAGCAGACCATATAAGTACAACAACTTTCACCAAATTACCAAGGACTTCACTCTTATCTTCATGGTGGTCGTCTCTCTCTTCTACCTTTGCTTTGGATTTGTTTCCGAGCATGAGTATAGAGTAAGGCAACTCTATTTAGGGTGTCAATACATCTACTGTTAGATTTGTATTCACGATCTTATTATATTGTCTACAAAGAACTTCACTTGATTCGTGTTCCCATTTATGGTAGACATTCTTAAGTTGTTTTGTATAATCATTACCATCACATTCTTTCATTTCTTCGGCAACTATGGTTTTGATTAATACATCTCTTGTTAAGTTAGTCATGCTTGAGTTTTAATATCCAACAAAGAGTTCACCATTATAACACAAAGAGTTTTTCACAGAACTCTTCTTGGCTGGTTTTCCTATGTAGGATTTTATTATTTATCGATATAGTTATTTTCAATCAACCACTTTTTAGTCAGAGGTGTGGGAGGATATATGGTCCACATTTTACCAGCAGCACAAGCAGAGAGTGCTTTAGCAGTCATGCCTTCAGTCTTACCTGCCCACATTGCTTCCGATTCCCAAGGCACTGAATGTTTTGGATAAGTGTCCTCTACCATTTCTCTCCAAAGTTTGGGCACATCTTCTTCTGGTTTAATAATAGCAACCAAACTATTCTTAATACTACCTGCCATACAATCCTGTGCAGCGTGCCATCCCTCATGACGCATAACAGTCATAAGTGTTGATGGTCGATGCATAAAAGCATCATTCAAATAAAAGTTGTTACTTACAGTATGATAAACACCACGATGCCCGACTGGAAAGTATTTTTGGTCTGCTAAAAAAACCATAACTCCGACTTTATCAAGGGATACCAACATCTGGTCAAACTCCACATTAATAGCAGAATAATCAGTGTCGGGATAGTTATTTTTAATATCCTTGATACTTGTGATTCTTCGAACATTGTCGGTGCATTCTCGTAAGATCATGCAACCCAAAGAGTCCATAGTATTGAATCCTTTAGTTGGTTTGGCAATTGCCGAAGAACTAAATGAAATTGCTACTATTAATGCAGCAAAAAGATTTTTCATGAGTAATATGCCTCATAGTATTTAACTAATCCATTAGTATTTACATTACCTTGTGATACCCAATCATGGGCACATTCGTAAATACTTTGATTTGAATATCTTGGTGTTCCATCAGAATTAATTTCTCTCCCAAATTTATGAAGAAGAATATTAAGAGCACTAGTTCTTAGTGCAGTTTTTTCCTTACTGTAACGCCAATCCTTATTCATCGATATTGTCCCATACCAGTGCCAGAGTTCCAACCACCAGAACCTTCTTGAAAGTTCTCAGAACCACCTTGAGTTTCTTTTACAGTGTTCCAATTTTTAGTTGCTTTCTCATACATCACTTGGTGAATGTTTTCAGGTTCTTGAGTCTTTTCTTTTCTTTGCTCTTCTTTAATTTTAGATTCTGCGGCAACTTTTTCTTCATACTGAATTGCTTTTTGTGATTTTGGTGCAGATCCAAACCAAGGATCATAAGGAATGCTTACAGGTGCAGGAACACCAGTATAAGTATACTTATTTTCTGAAGGAATATTTCCATAAGGACTATATCCATGACTAAAGTAACTGGAACCACACTCATGGATGGGTGCTTCTAGTTTAGCACAATCAACTTTTTGATTATCAATTACACATTCAAGTTTTTTCTCTTTAGTGGAAACTTTTTTAAGTGTTGATACTGTGGATTTAATTGCCGATTTAATTTTTTTAATCATACTAATACCATTTTCTTAGTGTAATCATAAGCATAAAGTTCTCTATAACCTTTGATTCCCCAACCTAACCAATAATATGCAGGAACCATATACTGTCTTACTGTACGACCAGTCCCTTCAAACTCTGGAAGATATCTTTGGAAAATATTCTCATTAATCATATAACGAGTTTGACATTCAAGTGTACTTGGATCACAATCATACTTGACAGCAAATTTACCAAGTCCTTTATATCGTCCAATAGAAGTCCATTGAATCAATCCATAACCACCAGAATAACATTTATCATAAGAAACTCTTGCACCACCTTCACAAATATTTGGATGAAAATTTGATTCTGATTTAATATTGCCAAGAATAGTTGCTAATGCATTGCGATCAGTAATTCTTGTATGTTCTTGAAGTGCTGCTAAAACATACTGCTCATTAGGATTGCACTCAGGACATTTCCATGTTTTTTCAACTACTTCAAGTTTAATTGCTTCTTCTACATTTTCAGAAACATTAACTGCAGGTGGATTATCAATTTCAGTGATTGATGGATAAGCACAAGCTGCCGATGCTGTTAAACAAAGTGAAGCAAAAATAGATTTAAACATTGAATTAATTACATAGAACATCCGTTTCAAAAACAATATCGTTTTTCATACGGCACAGGGTATATAGAAGAAAATATTAATCTTCTCCAAGATACTCCAGAGAATAAATTTCATGATCTTCAATATCAGGATCTAACCATTCGGCAAATTCTGACTGAATCGCATGAGCATCTTCAACAGATTTTAGCACGTCATCAGTTTTCATATCACATAGAGTGTGCATTCGATCAACTGCCCAGTCGTGTGTCACTTGCAACGTCTTTTCCAAAATTTCCATAATCTTTTCGCATGTAACGACCTAGGATATTGCTATTATAGTATGCCGGACCTCCTGTGTCAAGAGACTCACTCAAGACATTATTCAAAAATAATTGCTTGGTCTCTTCATAGTTACAAAGACCTTTAGTCGTATGCAAACTCAGTATAACTCTACTGAAGGTCTCTTTACCATACTTTTTAATATCTTCTTTTAACTCAGGACAAGAACCATAATACTTTTTCCAATCCGATTCTTGTTTTACTTTTCTCTTTTTTCCTGGTGGTTTTCTAAACGACCAAAAGTATTTCCTTCCAAGATATTTACGGTTGGTGGAAACGTTGGTAATACAGTAAACAAAACCAAAATACTCATGAATAGCATCAGAGTCAAAAACTTTCCCATCATAAGTCCATGGGTTTTCATAGCTCATCTAGTAGAACTCAATGAGCTATTATTTATCTTCAATGGAGACAAACCTAGTCTAGCAATAAAAAAGCAGGGTGTCAAGCCCTGCTGTGTATTATGTAAGTTTTATATCAGTCCTTAGGCATCTTAGCACCCGACTTATGACGGGTTATGCCTGCAGAGTCAACATAAGTTTCTCTTTCTCTTCTGGGGGTCACATAACCAACTCCAGGAACTGCACCAGTCTTACCGGCATCTCTAGCAGCATTTCTTGCTGCTGCTCTTTGTGCTGCTCTCTTACGATTACGATCATAAGAACTCATTGCTTCATCAAGCCATGCTTCAAACTCTTCTTTCTTCATTCCTGCTTTATACTCAGCATCTCTTCTTGCCTTTTGTTGAGCAGGAGTCAGTGAATAGTCGTGACCAAAGTCTCTACCAGTGGAAGTAGTACCTTCACGCTTTCTCTGAGCAGCAAGACGCTTTTCTCTTCTTGCCTGCATTGCAGCAAGTGAATCTGCTTCACTAATAATATCAATCGCTTCCTCATCAATCAGGTTTGCCATTATCCACTCTGCTTCTTCTAGAGTTTCTGCATACCCTTCTACTTGGAGGAACTCAAGAACTACATCAAAAGCATCAAACTCTTCTTGACGAAGTGACTTACGACGCTTCTTCTCAATCTGCTTACGAGTAAGAACTTCTCCTTGACCACGATTCGCATCAGGATCATAATTACTAGGAGGAGTATAATTACTTCCAAAAGTCTTGATGTTTCGTCTTACACGTTGAGTATGTTGCTTATTGCTCATACGACGTGAATCTTCTCCAATTGCTTCTAGTTCTTCACTCATGCGATTGACAACCTTCTGTGCCTGGCGCTTAATGAATCCTTTGATGCCTTTCTTCTTTCTGTCAACCGATGCCTTTGCCTTGTCGGGAGCACTTGTAACAGCATGTAATGCCTTACGACCTGCTCTTCTTAACTCATCCCCAGCAAAGTCTTTTGCCAATGAGGCACCTGCTTTTGCTGCACCAGCAAGTTCCTTTCCTCTCTTAAATGCCTCTCCTGCCTTTCTCTTGGCATATCTGACCTGACCTGCTCTTCTCTTCTGCCTTGCTGCCTTATCAATGCCTTGTGCTGCCTTCTTCGATGCTCTCACGGCACTATCATAATAAGAGTCACTTACCTCACAGAGAACCTCATCAATATAAAGATCAACTGCCTCATCGACAATTTCAATTGCATCTTCTTCAGAGTAT